TTATTCGTTTTCTTTTTCGAGTTGTTTTTGGTAGTTGTATAATTTTTCGGCATTCAACAAACCTAACCGATCTAATTTAGACTTTCCTAATCTTAATTGCTTAATAGTTGCTTCATTCACGCCTGTGTCTTTACTTATTTTGTATGCGCTAATATTAGAGTTAAGTAGTTCTATGATTTCACGTCTCATTTAGAACACCACCTTCGCTATATATACCAACAATACTACAAATAACAAACATGCTATAAATTCGATTTTTTCTTTTTTGTTCGTTTTTCTGATACTATATTTTATCTTCATAGTTTGCAAATAAATGAAGAACATTATATACTAAATTTGAAAGGGAGGTTACCCTCCCACTATTTAGTTTAGTTCAAAAGCTATCTCGATTACGATAACCGCCAAGTTAAGTTTTATCGAGAACTTAAAGCTTTTGAGCTTTTTTTGTTTCTTCATTTATTTTACCTCCCTTCTGTTTGGTATACTTATATTATACGTTAGCATTCTAACGTAGTCAACCCCTTTCACTAACTTTTTTAATTTTTACGCAAAAAAATACCACACCGGTTAGGGTATGGTGGGTGAATAGGTAAGTATCACAATAACTACTATAAAAATTTTTCAAATTTAGATTAAAGTTAGTTAATGATACTTTTTCTCTATACTAGTTATGTAGCTTTTCGCCATAAAATTATAAGAACTATTTTTTCTTAAAATATACATTGTTGCTGGATAATAATATTTATCCTTAAGATTTTTTCTTATCCCTAAAAACATAGCATTATTACTATTGTTTTCTATGAAAGCTATATCAATCTTTTGAGGATTTATAGAATTTTCTGGGATTATTACACATAATTTTATATCTTTATCTATAAAACATTTATGTAAGAAATTATAATTGATTAAACGATCCTTTATTTTTGAATATTCATGATGCCTTTTAATAGAATTTTTTGTTATTTTACCTTCAGCTATTCTTCCGACAATCTTTTTAGCATTTATTTTTTCTTTCTGAGTATAATGTAACCCTAACAAATGTGGCAAATTATTCGTTTGAAATGATAACTTGAATTTCTGTACATTTTTATGCTTTACTTTTACTTCAAAATAGCCGTCACAAAAATTATTAATGTAATCGTTTAAGATGTTTTGCAAGTCAACATCATTTTCGCTATTTATTTTTAAATATGATTGATTTGCAAACAACTAAAACACCCCTTAAAAATATCCCTACTTACCTAAAGTGAGTAGGGATTATGTATGTGAGTGGAGGCAAGAAGGTGTCTCTTGCGGGACCAACAGTCAGATATAAGGCCTCTGCCGGGCTATACAATCCACTCCTAATTGTATATAGTTTTTTACTACTAAGAACTAACTTGACGATAAAGAATTTTAGTTAGCAAGAAAGAGCGTGATGGATATCCCTTTCTTCGTAAATAACTATAATATCTTTTTGTTTCATATGCAACAGTTAGTGTTAAAATTTTTTTACCCTTTATAAATATTTTTAGTACTTCTAAACTTTTGTTAGTTTTGTTTAGGCATCTGAATATTTGAAAAAATACCTCCACATCAGAGCGTATCTGCCTAAAAAGGAGTGGAGGCATTGTCACCAAAATTATAGCACAAAAAAACAGAGCAGTCGCAATGACCGCCCTTAAATATAATATAGTATGAACTTTTTAACGTATTATTTAACTTCTAACTTACCCCACAATGATTTCTCTTTCAGCAACTTACCATCCTTGTCAGTGATTTTTCCAATCGGCATATAAAAATTATCCTTCTTATTAGCCCCATCCGCTTGGTACTTAAAGCGAATCCACCACATGCTATTTTTAACATCTTTAATCACTTGGTCAAACTCTACATATTCACCTGGATAAATCCATGAACCACTGTCCACTTCTTCCGCATCCATTCCAAATGCACGACGTACAACAATTGCATCATCGTTATCCTCAGAAGCGGTAAAAATACCATGCCACGGCCACACCGTTTTAGGCGGTTTACCTTGCTTCGGCTGACTGACCGTTTTGGCCACTTTCGGCGCTGGTGCATCTCCATTCATATATTTGACCACTAAATCATCAATAATATGCATATCGTGCCTGCCGTATCCTGCAGCTTCTAAAATATTGCCTGGGTCCTGCTTATCATACTGAATATCTTGATGGCCAGGCATTTCATTGCGTGGATTAATCCCCCAAGACGCACATAACGCCCCCATAATTCGACACGCATTGTCTAATGACTGACGTGTTCTATTTCTGTCGCTGAAATAACAAGCTTCTAAACCGAACGCGATATCGTTAGCGTCATCACCGTACCAGTTGTTATCGATAGGCGTATCATACAGTACATGCCATGCTTTTTCTGTTACAGGTATACAGATGATACACTCTTTATCGTCCACAAACACGTGCGCTGATGCAGTGTAAGCCCAATCGATATTATACGTATTGCGATAATAATCGACATTATTCTGTGCAGTACTATCTCGATTTCCAGTATCATGGAATACCGCAAATTTTGGATTGCCACTCACTAGCCTTTGACCAGTACGACGTGTCCCAATCGGTAAAAAATCCGTATATACTGGTACACCGTTCCATGTACCAATTTTCTCTTTAACCATTTTCTAACCTCTTCCTCATCGTCTTTTAGTTGTATCTGACATTTCTTCTTTTAACTCATGAATAATTGATTTGTGTTCATCATTCCCAATCACAGCCAGCTTTTCAGCAATTTGCTTCGGAATCAACACACCCATCTCAGCACAATTTTCGACAATAGACAGTCCTTCATTGGCAATGTAGAAGAATATCGTCACCATCACAATGCCGCTATTCGCATTTAAAATTTGATCTATCATGTTGGCCAAAATAACAATACAGAAAATCAACATTTTACGCGCATAACCAAACATCGATTTGCGACTCCCTAATTTTCTATTCTTTATCGCTTTAGCCAAACCTGTAATGACATCAAGCGCCATCAGGAGCATTAAAAAATATAATAGTTTCATCTCACCTGCGTAAAAAAATGTCTTAAAAACTTCTGTTTCTGTAAAACTCACTGTAAACATCTCAATCACCTCTAATTATTGATAAAAGTAAACTTAATCGGTTCACTTCTATATTCTTCTGCAACGCCTGTTATCTTTCTCGTCGTGACTAAATGACTAATAAATGATTTAACCTCATCTGTCGAATCATTATTAACACCTGCCCAATAAATAGTATTTTCAACTCTTTCAGGTTTAAATAGAATTGCACCATCAAATTCAACCTTTTTAATATTTTTACCTTCAAAATCAAACGCGTTATTATTCACCGCCATCCCCAAAAGCCCGTTAGGATCTCTAAATATCCGCTTCGGTACTACTGTCACAGTAGATGTACCGTCTCCATTATCCGTAGCCTCAACCATATAATCAGAAGGCGTATGTGCTAGCGATTCACTTGTTGAAACCGATTGTGATATTGATTCAGATATTGAGACACTCATCGAAATAGATTCCGATTCACTTTGCGATAACGATGCCGACACACTCAATGACTCTGAAACCGATTGACTCATTGAAACAGAAACACTTAACGATTCAGATTGGCTTTGTGAAACAGATAAACTCGTCGATAACGCTGTACTCTCAGATAATGATGCACTTTCTGATATAGATAAACTTGTTGAAATCGAAGCCGACTCAGATTCACTCACTGAAGTCGACGCACTTGTTGAAAGCGATTGACTTTCTGACGTCGACAAGCTTTCTGAAATCGACGCACTAATTGACAGCGATTCTGATGTACTCAACGATAATGAGACACTTTCTGACACACTTAATGATTCAGATTCCGACGCACGCAACGACTCTGAAATCGATGTGCGCGTTGACAAACTTAAAGACTCTGAAGTACTTGTCGAAGCGCTCAATGAATTACTGATTGAGGCTGACACGCTTTCAGATACAGACATGGCGTAACTGATGCTTTCCGATTGTGAAATCGATGTACTTTCTGAAATCGATTCTGACGTACTTAAAGATGTCGACACGCTCAAACTTAACGATTCAGACGTTGATAAACTTTCTGACACACTCATAGACGTGCTCGTTGATGTAGATTGACTAAACGATGTTGAAATAGAAGCACTAATGGATTGTGACACACTTAACGATTCAGACATAAACGCACGCTCTTCTTCTAGCAAACCTCTAAACAACTTATTTTCAACACCGTACTTAATAATTTCATCATACAAATGATCACTTTTAACCGCACTCATCGCTTTACCTAGTTGACTTTCAACAATCTCAATTCTCGTATTTTTATCACTAGGAAAAATATAATGATTACACTCAATCTCTAAAGTATAAATCCCAGCAGGCAACACCTTATCAATATTAAAAGTCACCACATCTTTATGCACTGTGCCTTCAAATCGATACACATCATTCTCATGACTTAAATACACCGTCGCAACAGGGTCTAGCATCAATTCATCATCATTAAAATCACCTAATTTGAAACGCAACACAGATGGGTCACCTTGCTTAATACAAGTGCCATCAATTGCTGTTAACGTATTCATTAAAACTTTCAAACAATCACCCCTTAAACCAAATAAAAAAGGATGGACGAACCACCCTTTTATTCAACACCGTATACTTTATAAATCGTCATCTCATTTGAAGCGGTTTGCGCTGCACCGTTTGAACTCGACATCGCACTTTTAATTTGTAGATGCGTATCATCTTTTAATGATAATTCAATTTCTTCCAACGTCGAATTCGCGACATTTGAATTCGTTTTAGCACCGAAAGCATCTAAATAGAAATTCGCAGTGCCCTCTGGAATGCGGATTTTAACAGTCGCATAATGATTGGTATGGAACGATAAATCAAACACTAGATACTTAAACTGACGTGCACTACCATTCAGCGCAAGGGTATTACCTGATTTACCTGTACCGCTCCATAACAAGACCGGAAGTGTTGTCACCCAACGTCCGTATAACTGGCCTCTATATCGTTCGCGCATGTATCCCGTACCTAACAATTCAATCATGCCATTTTGTCTATCACGCATTACCGCATGAATATAACCATTTGCATTGCTACTATTCAAGGTCGGTAAATTCTGAGTTACATTTTTATCGTAAAAATAATAACCCGTCTCCGTAATATCAGCAACATCTGCAACTGGCGTATTCGATACGGTTGTGCTGACAGAGTCACGTCCTAAATTATCAATATTCGTTTGTAACTCTTGTCTTGCCGACGCTAAGCTTTCAGTCAACGAACGAATCGAACCCGTAACGCCCTCGATTTGTTCACGCAATGTGTCTTGAGTCACAAGATGCTGACCATTAATCGAACGTTCCAAACCTTTTAATTGTGTACGTAACGTGTCTGCTAACGACTCATTCCCTTTAACTTTAATCTTTGTCGCATCTGCAGTCGTTTCTAAAGCTTTAAGCGCTTTTGTCATTTCTGCTTGTAAGTTCTCAATCATTTGCTGATACTCCGTAAAGTAACTTTCTGAGTTAATCCCAAATTCCACCTTATTTTTCAGCACATTCACACGAATTTCCATCGTCGAATCTGTTTGTTCACCGCGTTTCAATTTAAAAAACGCTTGTTGATATTCACCCTCCGCCGTGCTTGCTTGTCGAGGAAAAATATAACGAAATACACCATTGACTGCGTCGAGTACTGTTGCACCTTGTGTGTCAATAATACGTGTGTCATCAGACTTTACACCTTCAAAAACTGGCGTTAAACCCGTTAAATTATACGGCGTGCCATTCGACAACACTTTCACAGTAACCGCTTTTAATCCACCATCGCCCACACGGCTAATGATATATTGTTGTTTTTCCTGTTCAACACCTTGCTTCGTAATGTCAAACACTAAATCTTGATTTGCCATTTTATTAACACACCTTTCTTAACCGTAATACCAGTCATAGATTTTTAACAATTCATGCGCGATCACTTCATGTGCAAACTCGTTCGGATGAAGTCCGTCCGGCATATTTTTAATACGATATGCTGGATTGTATGGATCAATTAAAGACGTATGATAAGCATCAAATACGGGCAAACCTAACTCCGTACACGCCAACACTTGTCTATTCACATAATCCTCTAATTTTAGATTCAAACTATTTGCATCCGTGTCTTTGCGTCTGATTGTGGTACCGTTGACAGGTAATTGACGTGTTGCTGTCATCACGATAATTTTCGCATGTGGATTATTCCGTCGAATTTTACTAATAATCGTACAAAACGCGCCGTAAAACGTTCGTGCATCCTTTGAATCAGTCCCAATTAAAATACCGCCATTTCGTAACCAATCATCATCTGTACCTTGCACAATCACTAAATCGGCATTACGCACTTTATCCGCTTGTTTCACAATATTATTGTCACTTGCCGTCGAAAATGTGGCACCACTCACCGCAAGATTAGTTAAACTCGCATCCGCAAATTCAGCTAAATACTGCCCATAGTTTTTACTTGCATGTAAACCTTTCGCCACAGAATCACCAATACACACAATCGAATGAATCCTTTTAATATTCGAGTGCTCGCGATAGTCCGGCATCACAGTCCCGTTTCTCGTTACGACATAACCAGGCGTTTTGACCTCTTCTTTCAAATGCCTAAAATCCGCTTCAAGCCTTTGCGCAAAACTGTCATGCTTCACATTATGCAAATCCGTCTTACTCTCATCTAATTCAAACGCAACAGCTTGTGGACTTTCCTCCGGCAGCACAATCGCACGTATCTCTTTTTGTAGCTGATCGTAAAATTGCGATAACGTCTGACTCACATCAACTTTTGCGCCTTTATCTTCCATAAATTTTTTAATCTCTTTGAAATTCGATTCTAACGTTTTTCTATATTCATCATTTAAAACTGTCGGTAATTCAGTTTTAATCATCTTTATCACCTCAGTATTCTAAAATCTCGTGCAAACGGACTTTAGTTGTTTTATAACTACCTGTACTATTCTCATTCACACCGACCAACGTCGTATTGGATACAATCACTTGCTTAATACAAATCTCATTTGCCGTCGTCGGAATCGCTTCAGCAATACGTGCAGCACTATGCTGCTCTACGTGATGCTTAGGAATATGTTGGTAGTGATATAGATTGTCTGACGTATCTAAACGCCAAACCAACACAATCCCCGTCTTGCAATGATTGATGGGTTTATTTAACGTCACACGTTGTGTCGCATTCGGCCAAATATTTAAATTTTGGTGCAAAACTTGAGAAGCATTTGCATTTGTTGCACTATTATTAACGCTACCACTCACCGCTCTGTAATCAACAGAATCAGTATTCAATCGGTCGAGTTTTTGCTTATCTGCTGCACTCATGAGACCATTCGTTGTACTCGTTGCCACACTTAAGTTTTGTGTACCACCTTGCTGATTCAATCCGTCAAGTTTCCGCTTATCCGCTGCACTCATCAAGCCGTCAGCCGAAGCCGTCGCATTCACAAGACCATCGACCACATCTTTATGTGTCCTTGCATAGACCTCTTCGCCGTTATACGTTAAAGTCCTCGCTTTTGTAATCGTCATAACTACTCACCTACATTCACAAATTTATAAAAAATCGACCCTAAACCACTTGTAGCCCCTGTATTAACAGTGCCATCTTGTGACATAGCGTCGAGTTTTTGCTTATCTTCTTTTGACATCAGACCATTTTGTTGGTCGGTTACTACCGGTATCGCCGCTGTATTAATACCTGAACCTTTAAATAAATCAATAAAAGTCTTACCGCCATCGCTACTATACACAATACCTTTTTTAGCTTTAAACGCCGTAACATGTAAGCCATCAATCGCGCTAAAACCAGTGTCACTCACATTTAACTGCTGCACAAAGTCCAACATCGTATTCGATACACGAATCGCATTGTTTAACTTATCCGCATCTTTACCAATCCCTTTTTCAATACGGCTCACATAGGATGTAGCGTTACTAACAGATTGCGTGTACCTGTCATGCTTTTTGTAATCACCTAAAATAACAGGTTGACTTATCACTTTACCTTTTGCATTACGCTTCGTCTTAACCTCGACAATGCGCACATGCTCATACAAATTCAACACTTGTGAGCCAACCGGAATATAGTCACCAACACGTGGCACCGCTTCAGGAAAATCATCTTGAAGCATTAAAAAATCAAGTGAAATCGACATCTTCAACGAATCGTCTACTAATGATTTCACTCGATGATATAAAGTGTCTCTCTTTTTAATACGTCCATCTTTAACTGGTGGTGCTTCATAATCGCCTATAATCGCAGCAAGCGGATGACGATACTCAAGCTTCAGTGCTGCTTTTTGAAACTTTGTATTGTCCTTAAAATTGCCAAAACCTTTTGCGTACGTATAAAATTCTGTCGCATCCTCTTCAATTTGAAAGTTCATTGCGTTCACAAAATCTTTTAAATAATACGGTTGTTTTCGTTTTACTGATTTCGTAATCACAAACGTGCGATCATGTGGGATATATTCAAACTCAGCACGATAATGCTTTAACCCCTCCTGCAACAAATTAAGCACTGTATCGCCATCGCCTGCATTTTCAAAACGATTCGCATACAATTTATCTACAATCCTGACATTGTAACCAGTACCTCGAAAAATCGTATTGAAAAAACGGTCAGCCGTGAAGCTACCCGACAAATTGTCATACACACGTTTTCGCTTCAAGTCACTAATATGCTTAGCCACTGCAATACAGTTCAATGTTTGCTTTTTCCCTACCGCGTGTCGACGTGCGATTTTAATGACAAATTCCATCAAGTCCGCTTCACCACCAACGTTTTGAACCGTCCAAAACTTAGTAATGCGATTCACAAAATCACGATTATCATCTGTTTCAACCACTTCAAAAGAAAGCGTCATATCACCGTTTAATTTATGCGTCGTTTCAGTTTCTACAGCTAACAAATAAGCATCACCTTGTGGACTAACAATTTTAAACAATACGACTCCTCCTCTTACTTAAAATAAAAGCGCATATCAAAATTGACATACGCAACAAGCTGATTAAATTTAAAGTGATTGAAACCAGGTTTGAAACGAGGAATCTCTATCCCCGCATAATTTAACACCGATTCACCATTACAATATACACGTACACCGTCGTAGGTAATAATATCACCAGAATTTAACGTGATGCCCCGAATATACATGACCGCACCATCATTTAATGACCATTTAAAATAATCGGTCCGTTCACCAATAACAATCGTCACAAAAGCATACATATTGAATTGGTCTAAAGCAACATTACCGTGATAATAAATATTACCTGCATTCACGTGTTCAAAAGTATATTGAGTATATGACAAGTCATCAAAATTAATCTTCATGTCTTCTGACCACATACCATTATGTTCACGCTTTTCTAAATCATTACTCGTCCCAATCGATTCAGCAAACGGCAATTTAACCGTTTCAAATTCCAATTCAACACGCCCCGAAAATTTTGTCTGCGTCGGCTTTAACACATTACTCAACTTTACCAAATAACGCTTACCATCAACAAATTGCTCAAAATGTTCAGCATCATCCATTGAATCAGCACGGTCAGCCGCAACCGTATCATGAAAATGGTATTGATTTTTATCACGCTTACGCAACTCTCGAATATAAAAAGGCTCAGTGTCCTGAACAATACTATAAAGTAGCGTCCTTTGTTTGACATAATCTGAGTTATTATCTGTCACAAAAAGGCATGGAATAGCAATCTTACGCTTAACAAACACAGAATCAACAAGGTACCGACCATGTAACCCGTCAATTTTTGCATATTTATCTTCATACTCCATACTTTCTACCACAAAATCTAACACATGAATGTCATAATCACTTAAAAAATAGGACGTCCCATCGAGCTTAGTAATTTGAACATCCACAAAACCACCTCCTTAAAACTCAAAAGTCGCGTCGTTATCCGCATTAATACCATTGACGATTGCAGCAAGCGCATCATTTTTAATATCCATCTCGACGCGTACCATCTTCGTCGACGTCTTTTCTTCAAACGTATGATGATGCGCAACATCAGTGACAAATTTTGAATCTAATTGACTGAGTCCAGTGACATCGCCAAAATCTGGTGTATTCAGCACAGGGTCGAATGCATTAATCACACCCTCAGCAACATCAGCGATTTGACTAATCACATGTCGGCCACGTTCACGAATACCGATTTCCATACCTTGCATCGTATAGACCCCGATTTCTCTCATCACACGGGAAGGTGATTTGATATGAAGTATACGTTTCACTGTATCCACAGCGTCACCAGCAATATTACTCACTGCTTTCAGTAAATTACCTGCAGCATCCTTCACACCATCGATAAGGCCATTAATAAAATCTGACCCTACCTGTTTAAAGTGCGAAACAAAATCTTTTACCGCATTATAAGCACTTTCAACTTTTTCTTTGATTGTGTTAAAAAAGTCGCTCATACGTTGACGCACACTACTCACGATATTGCTAAACGTGCTAGAAACAAAGATGAAAATCGCCCTTACTGTGGAAATGACGAATTGCCAAGCAGCACGTATTTTATCGATAATCATCGTACGTACAAATTCCCAAGCGGTTTTTACCGCGGAAACGATAGCATTCCAGATACCTTGTAAAATATTCATCATCGCATTCATTAAGCTCGTCACTGTTGAGGAAATCACGCCCCAAATTGTCGCTCCAACCGTAAGTATCATATTCCATACAGCACTCCAGATGCTTAATAATACATCCAAAACAGCCATAATAACGCTTAATATATAATTGATTGCTGTTGAAATAACAGTTGAAATCAAATCCCAGACAATACTTAAAACTGAAACGATCATATTCCAAATTGTTGTCCAAATTGTCATAATGATATTGAGAACAGTCATGATAATATTAAGCACAAAATTAATCGCGGTCATCACTGTGTTACCTATAATACTCCAGATAAATTGAAGCACATTCACAATCATATTCCAAAAAGCCGTCCAAACTGTCACAATAATACCAATTACAACTAATATAATTGTCAAAACAACTTTAATCGCAGTAGAAATAATAGTATAGATAATATTCCAAACAAACACTAAAACAATTTTTATCGCATTCCAAGCAGCGTTCCAAACATAAATAATTACATTTAAAATAGCAGATAAAATATTGAGTACAATTCCTGACGCTGCGATAATAAAACTTTTAATCCAATCCCACACAATCAAAACCACAGTTTTTAATGCATTCCACCCGACGCTCCAAATCGAGAGTAAAATACTAATGATCATTGAAATAAATGACCATATATACTTAAACGCTCCGACGACCACACTCACTATCAAATTTAATATGCTACCTAAAATACTGATTAAACCTGAAAAAATGCTCGAAATAATATCAACAATGCCCATAATAAACGTGTAGCCAATCGATTTAATCGTCTCCCACGCCCCAGACCAGTCACCTGTGATAATTTGCATTGCTAAAGTGATAATATCTAGCACTAAATCAATTGCAGTCGAAATAATTGTACTAACAACTGACCAAACAGCTTCTACAACACTCACAACAATATCAAACCCAGATGATAGTACAGACACAATCACATCAATGGCAGTCATCACTGTATCACCGATGTATTCCCAAATCGTCTTTGCTGTTTGTAAAATCAAATCATGGTTTTCATTCCACCAAGACACCAAAGTACCAAAAACATTCATCACAAATTCCCACACAATATTGATTGCATCAGTAATGAGCGACACAATGTTATTCCAAACTTCCATCACTTTGTTCCTGAAAGTCTCATTTGTTTGCCAAAGATAGACGAATGAAGCTATTAAAACAGCAATAATCGCAACAACAACACCAATTGGACCGGCCAATAAACCCAATACTTCTGCCACTGTCGATACCGCGAGCACAACTCCTTCAATTGCAGGATAAAGTGACATCATCACACCAAACAAACTCATAAGTACACCAATAATTTGTGCAATTACAGGATGGGCTTCAAACAAATTGGATATAAATTGAACGATTGTATTAATAACCTGTAAAACAATTGCACCAATGGGCGCCATCGCTTCAACAAATTTCAGTAAAGCGCCAATCACATTACCGATTAATGAGGCGACAACTGGTCCGTTCGTTTTAAGGTAATTCAGAAAATCATTAAACGCTTTTGACTTACCAACACTTTCACTCCAAGCTCTAAAGCGCCCTGCCATTTCAGATAATGTTTTAAATAAATCTTGTGAATTACCGCTAAACGCCCTAAACAGATTGATAATAGCTAAAAATGTATCACCAAAAATTTTACCGATAACTGGCAAATTCTTTTCAGTGTACGCAATAAATCTTTGAATCCCTTTTTCAGTAGATACTTTATTTGCCCATTTCTGGAACGCTTGCCCCATATGATTAAAACCTTCAGACACCCATTGAAACAGCGGCATAAATTGTGTGAATATATTAATCAACCCGTCACCAAACTGACCGACAGCACTCAATAAATTTGAAAAGATTTTAACACCTGATGTATTCATCTCTTTAAAAGCTTTTTTCGCAGTTTTTGAGGATGAAACCCATTCTTCAAATTTATACAGGTTATCATCAATCGCACTAGATACGCCGCTTATAAATGGTTTCAAACTCTTTAATGCGGTCTGTAGCCCATACAATGCTGATGCCATCGAACCGAATATAGCATCATCATTCATTTTGACGATGTCTGCCCATGTTTTTTTAACACCTTTTAAGCTTTGCCGATAAGCGTTAGTGGAATCCTTTGACCGTATTAAACCGTCATCAAGCATTTTTGTGGCTGTTTTAGCCATCAGACCAAAGCCTACAAGACCAGCACCCGCAACACTGAAAGCTCCTGCTAAACCTAAAGCACCACCTGCAACAACACCGAGTGCATTACCTACTGCCATAACGACCGGTATCGCACTTGCGATAACAGGAATAAGTGCCGAAAAAGAAGAAATCATTATCCCGCGAAGAACATACTGCCCAACCGTCCCAAAAGTTCGAATTGATTTAGCGAGTGCATCCATACGTTGACTAAAAGCGTCTGATCTGTCATTTATTTTGCTTAATGCTAACGCAAAGATATTTGATTTTTTATTATCAATATCAACCGTAATCTTTGACTTGACACGATTAGGAATACTTTTTAATCGGAGTTTAAAAGCACGAATTTTTGCAGCTGCAACCGTATCTTTAAAGTTCAATGATATGTTGACTTTTTCATGTTTAATACGTTGAAGTTCAGCTTTAACTCTCCTTAATTTACTAAACATTAACTTATCAGACATATCCACGACAGGCTTGACTGTTTTATTGTTCAAAAATTGTAAAGCACGTTTCACACGTTCTATTTTAGTAGTTATTAACTTGTCCGCGGTATCGATAATGGGCTTTACTCTTTTGTTATTGAGAATATTTAAATTACGTTTCGCACGTTCAATCTTGTTTTCAGCGACCTTATCATCGACATCAAGTTTAGCGTCTGCATTCGTATTATCGAACTTTTCAACTTTCGCTTTTGCTTCATCGACTTTTTCAAGCACCTCAATATTATCAGCATCGAGTTTTACAGATGACATATTGCCAGTTAATCTCTCGAACTCTTCTACTTTTTTGAGCGCACTATCAATTTGCTTTTCGAATTTGCTAACGACCGCCTCAAATATCGCCTTAATTTTAAACTCATCTGTGTTTTCTGCATATCCCTCACCTACTCTCTATTATTAAATTCTGCTAACAGTGCAGCGAGCTTACGATCGTTTTCAGTCGACTCAGCACGCGTATGACCTATTTTGTACACACGCGATTTACCTTCAAAAATACGATGGAAATTATCTTGATAATCCATAATGTCATGAATTGAAGCGTATTTATAATATTCTTTCGGGTTCCTGTCAGTCCCACGATTCTCAGTCGCTGCTGCATCTCTTATAAAAAAAGCAAGCTTCAACAAGTTATACTCTTCTTTTAAAGCGATAACCTCCTGAGCTTGCATACGATAATAAAACTCATTCAAAGTCAGACGATGAATCTCATCTAATCTTTTAATATTCAATTCACCCATACAAATCACAACGATATTATCATATGTCATTTTTAATTGACGGGTGTTATTATTACTTGTTACTCTGCTTTCGCCACGAGGTCTTGCGTCAAAACATGCTTTCCCATTTCCTCAATAACGACTTCACCGAATTTTTTAAATGTGCCATATTCATTGTGGATATTTTCAAGCAGTGCTTCTAGGTCACTTTCATTTTTAGGTGCGCCCTTTTGTTTACGAGTCGTCGCTAACACGATTTTTGCGATTGCAATCGGGTTACCCGTCTGTAACTTAGGGACTAACATTTCTAATCCTTCACCGAGCTTAACATCACGTACATCAAAACCTAACTCTTTATCAATCTCAGTAAGTTCACCTAAGCCAAAGTGGATTTCTAATTCTGTTTGATTAAAATTAACTGTTAACATATAAACACCTCATATAAATTATTGTATTTAAAAAGGCGGGAGAACCCGCCATATTCTTACGCTTGTGCTGTTGATTGTCTATCAGCAGTAGATGTAGCAGTAGCTGACGTAGACGCTTTTTCGTCAATGCCAGGGTCAGACGCTAAAGTATCGTGGAATTTGTATCCTGCATTTTCTAACGTTGCTTTCAACTCAGCGGATAATGTCGCATAGCCATATTTCAATCCGCCGCCCGACTCATTAAATTCAACCTCATACTCCACTGCGTTACCCGTTTCAATTTTCTGATCGAATTTTTTAAAGATGCCTTGTAAGTAACGTGCTCGGAATTTATTAGAGTCAGAACCTGTACCTAAGTCTTTAATGTCGATTAACCACAATTCATATTTAACCTTACCTAAGCTCGATTCAATCGTTTCTGCAAACTTATCACCGCGTTTCATCAGCGCCGTAATACCTACAGTCGTCTTTTTAGAGCCGCCTGTTTCAAACGAACCATCAAAAGTATCAACAGTATCACTATCTGCCTCAGAACTAATTTTATATTCTTTCCCTAAAATGACTTTATTCGCGTTTTTCTTGTCTCCAAGCTTACGCGCTAAAATTAAAATATCGGAACCTTGTACAATTTCCATATATATCAACTCCTCAATAAACTTTAAATTCTACAGTCAAGACACTGTGCAATAAACACGCGTTTGTCGTATTGTCAATCAACGTCTTAAAATCCACACTGAGTGTCACCACTTGATACCCGTCCAGATTAAACGGTGACGACACGATTTTATCCGCAATACGCAAGTACTTATCATGCTTCAACTCATCATCAGCTAAACTATATAGATGAATCATTAAGCTGATGTTACCTGAGTACATATCAAGCGTCTCATGCGATTTCGTATTTTGACTGCGTTGTACCATATAAAAAGGATATGGTATTGTCCGTTTGATATCTTTAACACCAATGACAGACGCGCCATATCCTTGCAGCTTTTTAAAAACATAGTTATAAATTTGTAACTGTGGTGATAACATGCGTACCTTCCACCTATCCACTCAATAATTCAGAGAAATCATCTCTTAATTTATTTTTAATTATTTTCACAGTCGGTTGCATAAATGGTTCAGCCGCCATATAACGCGTACCATATTCTAAAAAGCCTGAATAATAGGCACCTGAAATCAACATAAACGATAGCTTAGTCGTCATCTCACTGGATATCTCACGTGCTAAATTCCCAGTCCAATACCCCTTATTCATGACTTCCTTCGCGTTATCAACAGCAATACCCACAGCGTCGCTAGAGTGACCAGCCATTATCTCAGCCACATCATCTCCAATGCGACTCATGTTCTTCATCACACGCTTCAATTCAGTTATTCCGCTTAGTCTCACGATTAACCACTTCCTCTACATAAAACCATGACAACCCATTCTTGATTATCGTGTACTTAACACCATTTACATATGCATGTGTCGGACGCTCACCAATAGGTCGGTGAATGCGCAATACATTAATCTCTTTCGTCACGTCGCCAAACTCTAAAACAGTCTTTGAAGTTGACAACGGATTAATGTTGCAAGGCATTGTTGGCCATTTTTTGACAATCTTTTTATCGTATTTGGATGTATCCGGGTTGTATCCATCGATTTCTTCAATGGTGAAATCAACACGCTTATCGTATCTCAAAAGAACAACACCTCTCCGCAACCATCATCAAAAAACTTATTAATAAAGCCGTCATATTGCTTGAAGTCATCTTCTTCATACGACATTGAACGCCCTTCAACACTTTCCGACACCATACCTTCAGAACCTACCTTGTTATAACGCTTCACCGCAACCTCAATCACAATAAAGTAAAGGGGTTGCGGAATAAACGCTTGTTCTTTTGGTAAACGGAGCTTCAACTCATCCACTACATTTGTGATAATTTCACACAACAACTTATCTTGTAAGTGATCCTCAATGCCAATGCGCTTTTTGACTTTATCCAGAAAAGTCTTCACTTTAATCACCTACTTTTTATTATTGATGAACATCAACCCCATCTTTTTTAGGTGTTACTGCTGTGCCACCAAGCGTGTAGATGAATTTTTGTAACTCTTCCGGTACAAACGCACCTGTGTATAGCAATTGTTCAACAGACTCACCGAAGCGACCTGGAATATTGCTATTTGTTTTTGTCTGATTCACTTGAAGCGGTGACGCACACACTTGACCTGCAACTGCAATCGCCTCAACACCTTGCAAGAACTTAGTCGGGACAACGACAACAGTAAAACCATCAATTTTCCCTTGTACACCTTGACTTAATACTTGTTGCTTGTTATCACCTTGTGGCAACGCAATAACTAACTGCTTAATTTTAGTGTAGAACGCAGGCGATACAAATAACGTTCTATTTGTTGGCGCAATATCATCCGTCATTTTTTCAGTGACAGCCAAAATCGCATCGTATTCTTTTTTAGCAGCAACCGCAATATGCTCTTTTGCATTCTGAGCAATATTTTTAAAACGTAAATTATCTAAATACGGCGCGACCACTTCAGCGGATTGACGTGCCACCACATAGTTCACATCAATATTGCCCTCAGTATCACGTTTATCAAGCGCATCAATAAAACGACCCCAATACTTCTCTTGATCTAAGAAGTAAGTTGTTTCAGTAATTTTCGGGCTATCTAAATCGTTCGCTTGTGTGCGGTCGTAGTCACGTAATTCAGCCACATCACCTTTCATGACCGTAAACGAACGACCTTCCATATAAATTGCATCGTCAGTAATCAATGCAGGTGTCGCATAAGACTTTGCATCAGTTACCGATTTAACAATACCGGTGTGCTTTTCTTTTAATTTCGTTTCACCCAGTGCCACTTTCGTTTGTGTTGCTGCTGCAGGTGTTCCAGTCCCACCTGTAGCCGTATCAGCAAAAAATTGTAAACGTAATTTCATTTTTTCTTTCATACTTCATTCAACCTTTCTTAATTTAAAAATGTTTTCCAAGCCTCTTCCACTTCTGGTGTACGCACATGGTTCCCAACGACATGGCTTTGTGTTGCTTTACTTTCTAGTTGACGCTGTACTTCTTGATTCACTAACGCTACAAAACTATCGACCGTCGCCTTAGTGTCTTCAGCCGTCTCTTTCACGACTAAATCCAGTAATGCATCAGGGACATGCATACCCGCATCATTGAGCATAGACGTCGCTTCTTGTCGCATCTTATACGTTTCAAGTTGCTTCTTATAATCGTCACGCTCTTTTTCCGTTTTCTCAAGTTCGTACTGATGCTTTTGTTCGGCATTCATCTTACGAAGTTTATCCGCTTCTTTTTGCTTCTCAGTCAATTCATCTTGAATCTGTTGACGCATCTCTTTCGTACGGCGTTGCATCTCTGCATTCACACGATCATTCACTAACTTCAATTGTGCTTCAGTCAGTTGTTCGGTATCTTCGACCTCTTCAGCTTGAGCGTCACTCACATCAGCTTGTTCTGCTACTGCTTCACCATCTGTACCTGCATCACTAAAAAACTGTAAGCTTAACTTTAACCATTGTTCTTTCATTTCTCGCACCTCATTTAAATCTACTCTTGCAAGTTTTATGTCATTGCATGGTGTGGACTACACTTGCACCTTTTAACGCCATAAGCACGGTTTGGGCAATAAAAAAAGCCACTGCAGCACAGTCGCTTAAAATTGGGTATAAAAAGAGCACCTGGATGAATGATTTACTGTTTCATCAGGTGCTTAATCAGGTTTAATTCCAAAGGCTAAATATCTGATTTCTTCGTCTGTTAAGTCGTCGAAACCTTCTGGAGATTCGAATGTTTCAAAAGGACCATCCTCTACATCAGGTACTTTTATATTTTTTGCTGTTTCTATTATATCCGCCTTTATTCTATTGAGTTTTTCATAATCAAGTTCCTTTTTCATAAAATACCCTCCTTTTCTTCATTATATTCCTCTATAGTTAATAAGTCCAAGTTTTTTAAGGCTACTCAACATATCTTCATGTATTTTTTCAGACGTATTATATTTCATTTGAGCCTTTTTTAATGATGAGTTAATACTAACCTTCAAGAAATTAAAATCAACATCTTTATTAACACTATAAACTATCAGCCTTCCATTATGACCAACTATTATACCTTTAGCATATTTCCTTAAATGTTGAGCTGTTAAATCGCCAACGCTCGGCAAAGTGCTTCTAGGATGGTTGTGTACAGATATAATTTGATACGGATTTTTTTCCACTATTTTCTCTATGTTTTTAGTGTAATAGACCTTAGACTTATTATTTTTATTTTCAATACTCTTAAATAACATTTTTCCTGTTTTTTCGTCAAACCCATATAAATCTTCTCTATCGTCACCATTTCTATGTTGAAGCATCTCTTTAGCCGCTTGATATATATTGCGATTCAATACTTTATTATCCGAAATCTTATCAAACTTTCTTCGATACTCATTGGATTGAATGTATTTCACATCAACTTTAAACTCATCATTCTTATTACGTTTATTGAGTCCGAATGGTTCTTGCTCATTAGAATTTGAATTGTTCGTATCTATCGCCTGAGCGTCTTCATCTTTCAATCGATATTTCCCTTGTCTGTCTTTGAAAAACTTATCACGCCAGTTACCTACATGTGGTACTGTCGTACTTCGACAATGGGGGTGCATCGGCGGAGCATTGACACCAGGCACCATGTCTTTCACTTTAAACACTTTCTTATCATAATGACGACAGATTTTAGATGTCTTTTCATCACGTTTCGCCACAAACTCATATTCAGCATCTTTTCCTATCGTCTCTAAATAGTGCAATTTCTGCGCTTCCGTTTGCACACGTGCAGCTTCGGTAATCAATAACCTTTTCGTATTAGCGACTGTCTGCTGTTGTTTCTTACGTATTTCTGGCACAAACTCATATGGATGACGTCCCCGCAGCATCACATGGCTTGCCATCCGCTCAACATCTTTTCTGAGTTCATCTTGATTATTCCAGAGTCGCTCAGACCAATTCAGCTTGCCAAAGTTAGAATACACAATCGCTTCAACATCTGACTGCTTCACATGCACATCAGCACCTAATATGCCCGCTTGATGTCTCAATGTACGTGTCACACTATCATGGAGATGTTTGTTAATCACGTTCTCTTGTTCTGCATAGCCTTTTGTGACAATCAAACCGAGCTCATGCTTTAATAACTGCTCACGGTTTACATACATCGTTGTGTTAAAACGTTTTAACTCTTGATTCGCCTTATCACTAAAGTCTTTATTTTCAACATAGGCTTTCGCTTGCATTTGGAACGCTTCAACATCAAACTTATCCGCGATTTGCTTTGCTTCTCCCCAATCAATCCCTTCAGCCGTCGCAAGTTTGGCATAATACGCTAATAAGTTTTTGTAGATGTCCGCAATCATCATCGCAACGATACGTTCAATTTCAGCCACTTTCGCAGCATCTTCCAAAGTCTCAGATTGAATCGCTTGTTGAGCACGCTCTAACCAGTAATCACTCAAGTTCGACATCGTTCATATCTGCTTTCTCTTGTTGCAATGGCATGACGTCGTGGTAGTCGTGATTATCTTGTTCCTCCGCTTTCACTTTTTCAAGTTCTTCTTTCGGGTTCTCAATATTCGGTAACCACGATAACAACGTCTCTTGACTGACACGGCCACCAAGTTTAATAAAGATGTCCGCATACTCTGATAGCGATTGTGGGATATTCGGCTTATATTCAATGCGCATATGTGACAAATCAATCGGGTCGTTCAGTTGATTTCTCACACTCTGAATAATCGCAAATCGACGTTTAAAACCTTTCGTCAACTGCCTTTCAATTGTTGAGCGTAACTGTTCGAGCCCAAACAACTTGTATTTCATCGCCTCACCCGACTGCACACCGCCAAAGTTCTCATCTGATAAATCAGGCGTATTCGTAAACTTATGAATATCCTTTTGAATACGTTTCTTATACGCTTCAACACCCGCAACATCATATTGCTTATAAATAAAGTCCACATTCGCATTACCCATACGGCCTGATGCATCCGCTTTTGTCTTAGCGAGGATGATACGTGACTTACGCATCTTTTTCACTTCTTCAAGCTTCAAATCAAGATGTCCTTCAATTTTTAACATCGCATCGTTCAAATCGGTCATGTAGTTCGCTGTATCAGATTCCGCATAATCATACGCATCGATTAAATCGAGTACGTTCTCAAACACACCTTGTCTGAACCTGTTCGCATTGTACTCGTGAATTTGTAACATCTGATGCATATTCACTTCCTGTGGCATATCTTGACGCGCAATTAAACGGTTATCATCAATATAGAAATACGCACGATAACTTGCTGTATACAAATCAATCAGCGTCACATCTTTACCGTTTATTTTTTCAGAACGATAACGTACTGCTGCAACTGGTTCGACTTCAATATCATTACTGTAAATCACAAATACATTCTTTGGATCTAAACGCTTAAAGATGTCTTGATTGTCCGTATTACGATACACAATCTCATACGCACGGCCATAGATAATACAGTCTTCTAAAATCTCCACATTCGTCACATGTGCATCATTCAAATCATTAATATTTTGAATTTCTTCGTTATACTTTTCATCGCGGAAAGTGATTTCATTCCCGCCAATGTAGCCCCGAATAAAATCAGTGCCATTCTTCACAAACGCATGTGCAATACGATAATCTGCATAAGGCTCATCACGTCCCTCACGCTTGTTAATCCCTCTGTTATTCGTCAAATAATAATCGAGCAGCTCTTGTAATCGAGGACGTTGCTGATCTCGATGCAAATTAAAAAACGTTAACAATTTTTCGCCATTTTTGGCTAACAAATCATCAACGTCTTTACACGTAAATATTAAATTACTGTCAGGTTTAAACCTCATCAATATCACCTAAATTCCTAATTGTTGAATTAAATCAATTTCATCTTCAACACTTCTTTGTTCGAATGTTTCTACAAACGTGAGCAAGGCATAACGCATCGCATCCATCACATCATCGTATTCTTTAATCGGTAAATCTTTTTTAGTGTCCCACGCATAATTATAAATCTCTGACGCAAATCGAGGACAAGCGTCATACACAATGCGTATCCTATTATTTTTGTAATAGTGTGCGACTAACTCCACACCCCGCATAATCCGCTTGTCTGCAAAGATAGCGTTAATACCCTCTTCGTCAAACTTAGCCACATGTTCAGAACGTGCTGAGTCACAATAAAAAGGAATGTCACCATACCGCGCTTTAATGTCATGCGCGATACGTACCCAATCCTCAATGAAAACGTGCTGCTTTGCATGTTCTTCAATCAAATAAAACCTATCATCATAGCCCATACCAAACACAACAATCACACCATGATGTTCATATCCCCAGTCGACACCTGCAAAGTATTGTTTCATCGGTATCTGCTTTAATTCATCTTGCGTCATCGTGTGTATCTTTTTATCAAAATCTTGATACACAAGACCATCGCCCGATACCCACAACCCTAATATATTCCTGTCGTACATCATTCCACTCGGCGTTGTCGCTTTGATGTTTTTACGATAACGCTCAGACAAAAACGTGTTGTCATCTAACTCAAAGTGATAACTGATAATCGACTCATCATCATTTTGAATGTAATCTTTCAATAACCAATGTTCAGGGTTATCTGGGTTTGTATCTGAAAGTATTCGAGCACCTTCGCCAGAACAACGTGATTTAATCTCATCAAATACAGAGGGGTGAGCCAAAGATGCTTCATTGATATAAGCCCCGAAAGCCGTCATACCACGTATTGCTGCAAGGCCTTTTACATTCCCGTGAGGCGTCTGCACTATTGTCACGCCAAACAACTTAAATCGATTATACTTATCAAATGTGAATTCAAGTCCATACATATTCGTCAATTCTTCAAGCACATTCTTTTGAATCGTCCCTAATGTGTAGCCTGCTAAAATGTATTGTGGGTTTCTAATACCTAACTTTGTTGCTCGCTCACGTACATTCAAAACTTCCTCCAAAAACATGTAATTATTGAAAATCGTTTTACCTGTTCGTTTAGCGCCATAGAGAATACATAAAAACCAATCCTTTTTCATGATTTCTTGATAAATTTGAAATTGCTTATCAGTAAATTGATGACTCAGTTTATTCATCGCTGATCACTTGCCTATTCTGTTTAATCAACGTCTCAAGTTTAGACTCTTGTGATTCAACTTGTTTACCATTCCACATCATATAACGCTTACCTAATAACTCAGCCGCTTTAATCCTGTCTTTTGCGCCAACATCAATATTGTCAATGTCTTGATAACCTTCACCTACATTACGCAAAATTTGCTCAGTACTTTCACCTCGCATGACTGATGTGAGATATTGCAAAATTTCGTCCTGGTCAGCGATACTCTCTTTTTTGAGTTGGGCTAAACGATTATCTATCGCTTGCTTTATTCTAGGTTTTGCGAGGACTTTATGAACATCCACTCTTGCATAACTTTTACTATATCCTGCATTGATAGCCGATTGATAAGCATTGCCTGTTTTAACATATTCATCTACTAATCTTTCTTGCTTAATTGTTAATTTCATTTCATATATCACCAACTCTCACGCTAATTGCTTTAAAAATTTAATAAAAAAGACGCCTCAAGGGCGCCTTAACCGTCTCAATTTAAACATATAGGAGGATTAAACATGAGTCGAAAAGAAATTATTGAAAGGATGTCTTATGCATTTCAACCAGCACTCTGTACATTTCTGTACACTATCATAATACAACGAAAACCCATGCTATTTTTCCGGAAATTTTCCGCTCAGTGAATTATCCCTAATTCGTCAGCTAACATTGATAATATACCTTTACGTAAATCGTAAGCAACCGTCTTACTAATGTGTAAAGCGTTAGCGACTCCAGTCAAATTGAGCGTACGGGGTTTTGTAAAATAGTACAAATCCATTAGCTTACGCCCTTCATCCGTCGTATGATTATAAACAATCTCAATCGCTAACTTAACACGTGTGAGCTGCGCTAAGCGTCTATCATTTATGACACTTGTCGCGCGAACTTCCGTGACACACATTACTGTGTCAGCTCGTCCGCCACCTACATTTTCATCTTTGGGTGACCATGGATGAAGTATCTCTTCGCGAACTCTTGCTATGTCTTTTTCTAAGTATGGGTAGCCCCTTAATTCACTTTCTAAATAATTGATTGTTGATTTTCTTAACATAAGTTGCTCCTTTCAAAATACTTATTCATCTTTTAATTCCAGTATCCTAGCTTTAACAGCTTCCATTAATTCATTTTGAGTAAGCTTTTTATTCTGAAGGGCACTGTACACACGTTGGTCTATTGTATTATCGGTCATAATATGATGAATAATCGTTGTATGTTGTTGTCCTTGTCTATAAAGCCTAGCGTTTGCTTGTTGATATAATTCTAAAGACCACGTTAGCCCAAACCAGACAATAATATGGCCGCCGTCTTGTAAGTTTAACCCGTGGCCTGCGCTTGCAGGATGCGCAATCAATAATTTTGCTTTGCCTGTCTCCCATTTAGACTTATATTCAGGATCATCTAAAGTTATAACATCTTCGAAACGCTCAATTATTCTGTCTTTATCATGTTTAAAGTTATAAAACAATAAAATCGGTTGCCCTTGCGCTTCTTCTAATATTTCTTCCAACTTATCAAGTTTCTGGTCGTGTATGCATCTAACGTTGTTATCATCAGTATAAACCGCTCCATTCGATAACTGTAGTAGTTTTTGACTCAGTGCTGCACCACTTTGTGCGACGATTGTCCCATCTTCTTCAAATTCTAAAATATAATGCTTTTCTAAACCGTCATATAGCTTACGTTCTTTGCTTGTCAAAGTCACGACCTGTTTTGTATCTACTCTTTCAGGCATTTTTAAATAGTCTCTCGCTTTCATGCTTAAACAAATATCTTCAATCTGTTTGTATATAAGCCCCTCTGAACCATCTTTTAATTCCCAATTAAAAACATACGGGCTTAGTTTGTGAGTTGGTCTAAAAAAACGTTCACGATACTTACTAAAAGATTTTTCTAACCTTTCACCACTATCAATCAAATAAATTTGTGCCCACAAATCTAATAAACTATTGGGGCTAGGCGTTCCGGTTAATCCTATAAACCTTTTAACTAAAGGGAGCTTTTTTCCAATAGCTTTAAATCTCTGACTAGATGGATTTTTAAATGTTGATAGCTCATCGATTACTATCATGTCAAACGGCCATTCTTTAGCGTAATAGTCACATAACCATTTCGTATTTTCTTTGTTGGTTACATACACATCAGCTTCTTTATTGAGTGCTGCTATTCTTTGTTTAGGTGTCCCCAACACTAATGCCACTTTTAAATGATTGAGATGCACCCACTTTTTGATTTCATCCGCCCATGTCTCTTTCGCTACACGTTTTGGTGCAATGACAAGCATCTTGTCCGTGTCCAATAATTGTAAATCTTTAAACGCTGTTAATGTTGATACTGTTTTACCTAACCCCATATCCAAAAATAAACCGAATCTTTCATTTTCTATCACTTTATCAATCGCATGCTTTTGATAAGCATGAGGTTTAAATTTTATCGCCACTTCTATCACCTACTTTATTTACAAATTCGTTCACATGTTCTTTTGTCCATAAAACATAAACCTTATGGCCTCTTTGATTAAATTGTTTATGCATATACTTTTGTAACGGATCAATACGGCCTTTATTTTGCTTCATTTCAACAAAATAGGTTTTTCCGCCTGGCATAATAACAATTCGGTCCGGTACGCCTTTCGTGCCTGGCGACACCCACTTTAAACATAAACCATTTTCCTTTTTAATCTCTTTAACAAGATACTGTTCTAATTTTGTTTCTTTCATACGTTCACCTGTATAATGCATATAAAATTTATAAGGCGTTGCATTTGTTGCGTCAAAAAACCACTTATTATATTTATATAGTGTTAGAGGGGCACTATTATTACTTACTATTGCCTATTTTTATTATTAATCCTATTAAGTAAATATGATGCAACAAATGCAACAAACAACCTAAAACCCTTTATTATCAATGGTCCCAAATGTTGCATCAATGTGTTGCATCAAAAAAATCTAATGCAACACTAGCAACAATGCCGGTGTAAAATGTCATTACCTCTGTTGCATTACCGATTTTAATGCAACATCTCGATGCAACACTTATTACCGTATATAAATTCACTAAAAATTATAATAATTCATTATTGATGTCACTTTTGACATAAGCTACTTGGACCCCATAATCTTTTCCGAATCTCATTTTTCCAGTATTACTCCCCTCGTATGGTTCCCAACTGCCTATATTTCTGATAGCACTGTTAATCTTTCTAAGCTCTATTGACCCTCTACTATCTCCTTTGTCCCTACCAAAGCACTCAACAAATATTTCGAGTGCGCACACCTTATACCTTTCAACGTAATCAACTTTACCAGTTGGCAGCATGTCCACATCCCCTTGATAAAAACGTCGTCTGTCAAAAATGCTTAACTCATTCCAATTGCTAGGAATAGGCGTATTTAAAAATTCCTCTACAATACCGACATACGGTGATTCTTCAGTATGCTTACTTTGAATAGCACGCATTTCTTTTTCAAGCTCAGAACTTAAATATAAGTCTTCTCCTTGTTCATAAAAGTATTTAGCTTCAGCCCATATTTGATTAATATCGTCTTTTGTTAATTGTGACCAATTTTCCTCGACCTTATCAGGATTAACTGTCAATGGCCAAAACCGTCGCCCACCTGTTTCGTCCTTTAAAAAGTCAATTTTATTTGTCGTGCCTATGAATATACATTGGCGTGGAAAATCTTCAATGTAATGTCCGTACGCGACACGGAAACGGTCAATTTGTTTTGATATGAAATGCTTAATTGCCTCAACTTCCGCTTTACGTGTTGCTGCAAGCTCGGCCATCTCCATAATCCACACACCTTGCAATGCTTCGTATGCTTCTTTTCCAGTCACCGAAACTAAACTATCTGAAAACCAAGCGCCACCTAGCTTTTTAAGTATGGCCGATTTCCCTACTCCTTGTGGGCCATACAACGTAAGCATATAGTCAAATTTACATCCGGGATTCATCACTCTCGCTACTGCAGCAACCAAAGTTTTCCTAGTTACTACACGATTTACTTCAGTGTCATCAACACCTAAATATTTAATAAATAGACGTTCTAAACGTGACACGCCATCCCAAACGAGCGTATTCAGATAGTCTCTAACAGGATGATAGGCATTTTGTAATGCCACACTGATGATGGCATCTTTTGTTTTGCCTGCATGATGAATCTCATAAATTTTTTCAAGATAGCCTCTTAAAGCGCTATCGTCTGCATCTTGCCACTGACGTATTTTAATACTTTTATTCCAAGGTACACGCCCTGTACATTCAATCTGTTTTGTAAATTCATTGAATACAATTTTTCCTTTCAAATTAGGATCATTACATAATATGTTTTCAATATTTGGAATCGTTGCTTTAAAATCCCCATTTGCATTCACTTCAAGATTTCCACGCCACGCCGACAAATCAACATCAACCTCGTCAAAATCTTCCATTGCAGCTGTCATTTTATCGTTAATTAACTGTTGCTTAACTTTTTCATCATTTTGCGCTTTTGTCTGCATCGCTTTATAGCTTGGAAGCCGATTGACCGGCGTTCCCTCTTTAGCATCTTCATCCTGAGCACCGTATAAGTGAATTCGAATAAGGTCAAAACTATTTACCAACTGTCCGCTCACCGGGTCTGTGTTGTGATGAGAATAAGCAAATTTTCCACTTTCATAAATGACTAAACCGCCTGCAGTAGACCCCTCATGATACGTATAACGATTTGTACTGTGTACGTCGTATAAATCCGGAATAAATGTTTCAATTGCTTCTTCAATAGAATAAGCACGACAGAACGCTCCAACGAGACCAGGTTTTTCTTCCGGATTACCCTGTTTATCCGCAAGACGTTTTGTCTTATTTTCTTTACGTGAGGATGTTGGCCACTCTAATGTATCCGTCCAATCATTGTAGCTGTTTAGCAGTTTGTCTGGGTCGAGTAGCGGTAAATCTTCATAAGTAAAAAAGAATTCTGCATCACTGCTTGTTGACGGCCAGTACATCAATCTGTGAGGTTGATACGTTGTATCATCGAAAAAGTCCATACCTACCATGTCCGCAACTTTACGTCCCACCGCTTCATATTCATCAGCATTTACATTTCGTTTCAAAGGTACCACTAAACGCAGTCGAGGACTTACATCACGGTGCTTATGTGTCGAATACACACAGTAAGCAAAATCGTAAAACATGGATAAGGTGTCAGCCATATCATGTGCAGCATAATCAATATCAAGCGTTAGCATTGACCGGTTCATCACCTGCCCTGCACGCCGTTTACCTTCTTTAAGATAACCACCAACAAAACCGCCCACGTCTTTTATATCCGACTGTTCTGTTTTTGACATCTTGTTATACTCTAACAAGCTTTCTTTAGTTCTAACTGTTGTTGACAATTTCTGCATAAATTCAGACCAGGACATATTATGATTAGTCCAGTGAGTGGCTAAACGACTACTGGCATATGCATACGAGATGTCACGATCGTATTTAATATTCTTCACTTGTGTGACTCTATCTAACATGTTAGTCTCCTTTCTTTTATATTTTGATATACTTAAATTAATTTTAGATTGGAGTTGAGAAAAGTATGAACACTCTCATAAGAAATATCGTTAATAAAAATTTTAAAAATGGTAAGGGAACTTTATTACGCACAATTAATGGAGAGGAATACCCTAATATCGATATAGCTTCAGAAAATAGTGAATTTATTATTATTTATCCAATTAAGGGCGTCACAAAAAAAAGAACTTTAATCTATATTAGGAATATTAAAAACTTAGAAGCAATTGAACGCGGAGAGAAGACTTAATTCTCCCCGACTCTCTCTTACGCGATACTTCCTCTTTTACACGTTCGTAAACATCTTTATTATTACAAGTCTGATTCTTTGATGAATGATCCATTAATCGTCTTACCTTTTCTATCCTTAATTTCGTCATAAGCAGTTTGCAAACATTCATGCAACGTAAAATCATGTTGTTGCGCTAAGATAATCAAAGTAACGACTGCATCACCTATTCCATCTTTCAGCGCTTCTATATTTTCGCGAGTGAGAGCAGCAGCTACCTCTCCTGCTTCCTCATAAAACTTCAACGCTTGTCTATCCGGATTACCATTGTGTAAATTTTTATCAATACTCCATTGTTCAACTTGTTTAATTAATTGATTCATTTTGTTGCTCCTCTTCTGATTTTTTGAAATTATGCATAGTGTCATCTTGTTCATCCTCCTCATACTCCACTAAAATATAAGCACGTTCTTTATTATTTACATTCCAAAACAAACCGTTTGTGTAACCTACAACTTTTGCATCTGGATGGATTTTAACGAATTCCTCAAGTTGTTCCTCCGCTGATAAATCGCAATTATCATAGTCTTTGAATTCTTTAAATCTTCGCATTTCAAAATGCCTCCTCTAAGCCAATAATCTCAGCGATTGTATGATTATCACGTAAAAAAGTGTCGTCATGCTCAAATCTATAGCCCTCATCTTCCAATCGCTTAAATACCTTATTTTTATCTGTGTAATACACATCATCTGCATGCGTATTAAATACACCAGTAAATAACTCTTTTGAATATAAAATCACATAAATCATTTACTTTTCCTCCACTAAGTCCCAATAATGTATTCGTCTCCGTCTTTAATTACTGAAACATCTTCATCGCCATAATCACGGCAAAATTTGATAAGTTCATAAGCGTCTGTTTCGCCTGTATCTTCGACAAGCTGTTCGATAATTTCTGCAATTACTTCTTTTTTAGTCTCCATAACAAAATTCATGAGGTACCTCCTGTATTCTTAAAATAAAGTCTTTAGGGTCTTCATTTTTTCGAGTAGTTCTGTTATACAAATCCCTTATGCAATATTTACAATCTTTAATAAGAATGCTATAGCCGTATACAAACCTTTCAACAACATCAGCATTATCAAATAGCAACAATATTTCTTCTATATTGAAGTCACATCTCTCTAACAAAATCGTGCCGTTTTCTTTCGTTTTACATGTTCCATCTGAATTCAAGTAAGTTTTATCAACGCTTATATTCATTCGCCGCTTCTTCCCATTTGTCATAAGCTCGTTTCAAATACCATCTCGCCTTTTCCAAGTCTTCTTTACCGGCCTTACGATTTGCTCTACTGATATACTTGATTGCATTTCCGATTGAGAATGCAATCGCGGGTGGATAATCTTGAATAACTTGTTCGATATAATCAATTACTTCAACATCTCCATAAGTGTAATGTTGTGGATGATTCACAAAATCTGTCGTTGCTTCACCATTATTTACATCCATGTTTATCACTCCTAAACGATTTGATCGCGTCCATATAAATCCTTTTTCACTTTCACAAAGCTCGACCTATTAAATAAATACTTACAATAATTTCCGCGCTTATGCTGTTGCTGCACTGTCTTTAACCATGGTTTTCGATGTAGTTGCTTTTCTTTTTTGTATCTAATGTAGGCCGCTTTTGAACTAGCCTCTTGTAACTCACGAATTAGCTTACCATCGTAATTTTTAGGCTTCGGGAGCGTCGCATCATCAACACATAATGCCTCTTCAATTGTTGCACCTCTTCTTAACTTTTGAGCGATAATAAATACAGTTAAGCCTTTTTCTTCTAAGCCTTTAAGTTTTGTATAAGGGACTTTTATAATCTCTGTGCCTCTTTTAAAATGGTATTTTATATCATCGCCTGGCCCTTTAAAGTTAACGCTCAATTTATGTGCAAGGTCCGCATCCCACCCGTCGCTAATGCGTTCAGTCACGATTTTCCATGTTAATGTTTTATTCTTAATCAATGATGTCACCTACAATTAATCTTTCATATAAAATGGCGATGTAAAGCCGTCGCTGTTTAGATTTAAGCCCTCAGCCCATTTAACCGGATTACTCATAATTTTTTCGATTTTTGCTAATCCGTTACTATTTTGAGGTATCTCAATAATCACCTCATCATGCACATGTCCAACAATATTAAATCCGGCCTTATCAAGCCTTAACATCGAGACAGCCAACAAATCTCTAGCAGTAGCTTGCACAATGTTTTCAACCAGTTTACCGCCATACGTTTTTAATTTGGCCCATTTTCTATTTATGTCTAATCCCATATACTCAACAACTGGAGCGCCCCAATCGTTCTCACTTATCCTAGCTTTAGGGTATGCAAGCGAGCGGCCGCTTGGTATTTCTATCATTAAGAGACCTTTTTTTATATAGAAGCGAAGCCCATGCGTATAATGCGTTTTTCTAGAACGCACTGTATTGATTGCAGCGTCTTGACAAGCCTTCCAAAAATTGACAATATTAGGATTTGCTTTTCTCCAGCTATCCACTAAGCCTTGTAATTCGGATTCATTAATCCCCATGTCTAAAGCACCCATCGCTTTTAACGCTCCTGGTCCACCTTGATAACCTAAAGCAAGTTCTGAGACTTTGCCTTTTTGCCTGAGAGGGTCACCTTTTGTAATCGATTCGATAGGTACACCAAACATTTGTGCAGCTGACGCCTCATATATCTTGCCGTGAGTGTTAAACACGTCCAACCGCCATTGTTCCTTTGCATACCATGCAATGACACGTGCCTCAATGGCTGAAAAGTCGCTCACTGCTAACTCATAGCCATCTTTAGCCACAAAAGTTGTACGCACCAACTGACTCAATAAATCTTGTGGTGGCGTAGCTAATAACAAACTTAGATCGTCAAAACGTTGTGCCTTGATAAAATCACGCGCAATGTCTAACTCCACGGCACTCATGTAATGCTTTGTTAAATTTTGCAGTTGTACGCCTCTACCTGCCCAACGTCCTGTACTAGCACCATAAAACTGAAACAAACCACGCACACGTTCATCTACACACATCATATCGTGCATCTTGTTATACTTTTTAACACTTGTTTTTGATATTTGAAGACGAACTTCGAGCATTTGTTTAGCCTTTCCAGTAGCCCTTTTTAAATACTCTTGTACTGTTTTCTTTTGTAAGTTTGGTATGTCGAGTCCCTGTTCTTCATTCAACCATTTAAGCAATTGGCTTGTGCTGTTAGGGTTTTCTAATCTTGTAATTTGAATCGCTTGTTTTAACAAATCTTCTTTACTCATCTTATCTAATTCATTTGCACCGAGCATCAACTCTTTTGACAACTTGATGCCTCTGTCATTAATACGTTGATCTAGATTCCAATATTTTTGCTCTTCTTCAGTAACAGGAAAGTCTTTAGTCTTCGTGGCAATAGACATTTCTACCTCAACATCTCTTATGCAGTAATCAATAAACTGCTGCCACTTCACAGGGTCATGTTGTGGTAGGTTTCTTGTTCGTCCTCCGTTAACTTTAGTGGGCTTACACGGTACTGAAAAATATCTGATGAGGTTTTTACCTGCCCTATCTTTTTGATTCTGCAAATTCAGCGCATTCCCTACTTTTTCAAGCGAAGAGGGTAAACCAAGACGAGTAGCATTGACCATCGTGCAAGACCATTCCTCAGGAGGCATGTCAGCATCAAAATGTTTAGCTAAACATGTACGTTCAAAGTTTGCATTAAATGCGTGTTTTTTAACGTTTGGGTCAAACAACGCAATTTTAAAGGTTTCATATGAAGCATGAAACTCAGTATCATCTAGCATCGTCATATCAATAGCACTCACTGAACCACCATCTATCGAATAAGCAATAATTAGTATTTCAAAATCTTTCGCTTCAACATACTTATAAACGCCACATTTTAAGATGTCATTACTGCTGTATGTTTCTATATCAATATTCATGTACTTCAAGACTGTATCACCTCAGTTCAAGTAAAAAGTAAGGGGCTTAACAGCCCCACGTACTACAATAAATCGTCATCATCCGTATCAATTTCATCGAAGTCATCTTCAGCGCTACTCGCTCCGCCTAATGGTTCACCTTTTTCAATCAATTGAATATTGTTAAGACCTGCAGCAATCCCCTTATTTCCACTTGTATTAAATGCGTACATATTGATTGACGCTCTAATGTAATCACCACTGACAACCGTACTTGATTCGGTTAATCGAATCTTGTTTTGGTCGACTATTCCAGGTGCATTTTTACTAGAAGCATTGATAAAGTACGCACCTTGATAATTAGGGTCATCCTCACGTTCAACATCACCGTCACGTAAAGGCGTCTTTAAATTAGCAGGTATCTTGCCTCCAAATTTCGCTTTGCCCGCTTCTTTAGCTTCTTCAATAGCCTTTTTAATCGCTTGGATTGTACTTGTATCAGTTTTAGGAATGATTAAGCTCACTGAATATTTAGCATCTTGCCCTTCCTGCATGCGATGAGGTTCAAAAATGTGAGCGTAAGAGGCACGTACTTTCCCAGTAATAACTTTTGTTCCAATTAATTTTGCTTTCATAAATGATTACCATCCTTTAATTAAATTTTGTCGAACTCGTCTTCAGCAGACTGTATAATTGCTTTTCGTTTATCCGTTTCTTTTGCTAATGTCACTTTGCCTGGTGGCTTATCAATGTAATCGCCTACCAATCCGTTAAATGCTTTTTTACCTATCAATTTTTCAAGATTTGTAATACTTAAAAGCTTTGTTTCTGTTATGTTTTCAACTTTATGCCCTTCTTTAATCAACCTGTCTTGTATAGCTTGAGTATCTGTCATGACACGTCTTGAACGCCCTTCTACTAGTTTCCAACCATCGTAAGACTTTCCATGCTCGAGCATTTGTTCAAGTGCATAACTCTCGACTTCTTCCGCCCACTTTTTGATGAAAGGCACTTTATAAAGCAGTTCAGCGATTTCATCATCACTTAATAAATGTGCAGGTGTATCAGGAACGTCTTGCATAAACTCAGCACGCGCACGACAAGAATGTTTAATTTTACAAAACATACAATGCTCACCCGCCTTGAACTCACCTTCACCTTTATAAGCAAGTTCTGCTCTTGGCTTAACATAGTCCGTACCCCATGCAACCAATTTTTCTGCATTCATCTCTTCTGTAGAAAAGTTATCAAGTCGAGGCTGAACAATTGTCATTTTAACGGTGTGCACGTCCTCCAAAATGCTGAGTAGCTCATAAGCGCCTAATCCATAAAGTCTCAATTGAGGGTTATCGATAGCGGAAACCTCAACACCCTTACCAAATTTAAGGTCTATGATTTCAAGCACACCAGCCGCATACACAATTACATCACCAGTCCCAAACGATTCAGGGACGTACTTGCCTAAATCAAGTCTCGTTTCAAACATTGTGATTACATCTTTATCTCGAGCTTTTGCTTCATTTACACGTTCTTCAACCATATCAACATATTGCTCGACGTATTCACGTAATTCTTCGCTGTAATACTCGTTATGCTTATAATTTGAAAAAGCTTTATTAAACTCAATTTCTGTCAATCCTCCATATTTACGACTGAAATACAACTCACTTAATTCATGTGCAAAAGTGCCTTCCTCAGCAAATATGGACGTTCTATCGACAATACCTTCACTCGCTTTAATGCTAGGCGGACAGTTAAGCCACTGCTTAGCACCGCTCGCGCTCAATTTGGCATGCGCTCGATTCGTATGATCTAACTTCATGAGCCTATTCTCGCTTTCAAGTATTCGACGATTTCAGGGAAATGCTCTGGCGCGAGTAGCGATAATTTATCAGCCCCTAGCTCAGTAAGCTTACTTTTTAAAGCGTCTTTCTCTTCATCTGCAACAGTCATCACAAACTTTTTACCTAATGACATTACATAATCGCGTGTAAATTCTTGAGTCGGTTTATCCGCTTCTTTAGGTACTGCAGGACCCTCATCAACACTCTTTTTGATATTAGATTCTTTAGTAGTTGACGGTTCCATGTTTGCCACACTTAAATTTTGATTTAAGAGTTTTAACTCTTCCAAAATCGCTTCTAAAATTGCCATGTTGCCTCACTCCTTAATTTTTTGATACACTTAATGTAGAATTTTTTATTATTTCGACTGATTCCTAGTGGCAGCTAGTTATCAGTCTTTTTCGTTATTTTCGACATAATTTCGACATAATCACGTAAACTTTTTATTGCAATCGTAGACTCTACAATTTTTTTAAAGTTATCCGCAGTAACTAACATGTTAACTATCGATGAAGGCTTACCTACGACAATCTGATTAAAAATGTTCTGTACAACTCCCTTATCAAGCGCTATTCCAGTAATTAGAGATATATTAAAATCCGTTTCTTCATCTACTTTTACGATTAAATCGTATAACTCTTTAGATTTTGACGTTACCACTTCAATAATTTGTTCTTCATTCATGTTTTTAAAATCCATTTTAAATTTCCTCACTTTCGATATTTTTCAAAAAATACTTAGTTAAGTTATATGCTGCAATCTCTATCAAAATCACTAACACAAACAATGTCGTAAAATACACACCACTGAGCGCTAAAAGCAACGTTGATATAAATGCAGCAGCTGCTGTCACAAACCACGCAATTAAACTTTTCATGTTAATCACCTCCTTTTGATTTGATGATTTCCGAAAAGTTTTCATCTATAAATCGACTCATCTTTCTAGCATTAAAACGCCAACGATTGAAACTTTCATCAGGATAATGTGCGATTCCTAACTTTTTTAATTGCTTTTCAAATTTAGGATTATATAAAAATTTGGTTTTTATAGTGTCATCAGAAGACATCTTTAATTTCTGTTTTAAATCTTTTAAATCCCAAACAGGATCATTAGCTAAATCTTCTAACTCTCTGACCTTGTCTTTTTCGATGAGCACAAAGCCATCTGGAATTGGTACAGTGACTTGTAAGGTTTGCACCATGTTAGCCACCTCCTTTATTGCTTATTATTTGAATTAACTGCTATTGAAATAATTGATAGAGTAATTGCCAAAATACTTGCGATTAAAGAAAACATGTTTATCCTCCTTTCGCAATCAATATAATCCTTGTGCGGTCTAACACTAAATGTCGAATCGTCTTAAAAAACGTCGTAAACTCGAGTTAGACACATTTTTATGGCTGAAATTGACATTTTTAACGTCTTATCTGTTAGTTACGACATTACTTTTTTCAATACTTGGTAGGATACCTTTGTTTTTTAGTAACTCATAAATAAACAAACGACCTTTCTGCGTCCACTTAGTATTCATACGTACAGATGTACTTCCGTCTTTATGCTCAATCTCTGTTGTTGATGAATGAGTGTATCCTTTGTCATGCAAATTTGAATAAAGTAACCATTGACCCGACTGTTTGTACTGTACTTTTAAATCATGTAATAACTTGTTAAGTGCCTGTGCCGACATTCCATAATCTTTAGCGATTTGCCCTACTGTCACTAAACTTTTGTTATTCAAGATTGTGTCTAGATATGACGCTTTAGGTTCGTATTCTGCAATCTTTTGCTTTTGCATGTTGTTTTCTAGTTCTAGCTTTTCATTGCGTTCAACTGTTTCTAATAATTGAGTAAGTGCTTCTTTATAAGTTCCAGGCAATCTGTTTTGAAGTGCGTTTTCCATTTCATTGAATTTGTTAATGTAAGCCATTTTGAACTCGTTGTGACCTTGAATGTTGAACATGTAAAGAGTAAAGCCATCTTTTGTTAGTAGGTATTCTCTGTTTTTCTTTCCGTTTTTAGCTTTATATTGATTTGGAATAAATAGAGCCGAAATATCGGCCGTACTATTTCTAGCAACCTCATCAATTCCTTCTAATACATGTTTGTGTTGTCTACCTAATTCATTCGCTACAACTCGACTAGAAACTACTGCTCCTAATTCTGAATTGTTTTCGATTTTGATTTCTTGTAATACTTGCATTTTTAATATGCTCCTTCCTTTTAAACGGTCTTAAAATCAGAAATGATTTAAGAATTTAACCTTCGTAATAAGCGTTGAGCATGCGAGCTAGTACCTTGCAGTCCTCTTCGCTTATATCGTTTTCAACGAAAAAAAGTTGAATTTTTAAAAATAATACTGGAATACGAATACCTTCAAATTCATCTTTAGTTAGCGACCTCAAATCTATCTTTTTCTCTTCCATAGTAGTCCCTCCTTTAAGTTGCGACTTTTTCTTTTTCTATTCGAAATCTTCAATAGTCAGCTTTGACAAACGCTTTTTGTAAAGATGTAAATAAAAACTTTTTATTTTTTCGTATAGTTCCGCTGCTTCTTCGTATTCACTTTTACTTAAATCAGAATTAAGAGTTACGCCGAATGCTGATAATGTAAGTTTTCTTATGTGGTCATGAACTTCTTGAACAAATACCTTACGATGTACCAATTCAAATCCACTTTTGTATCTTTTTATTGGAATAGGATGATTCAACCTTTCCATTCTTCCTACTGATAAATACTTTGCGAATTCGTACTGTTTGTTAATTCTTTCAAAGTCATCGTGTTCGATTCTCACTTCATTAAAAATAGAACCCGAACCAATTGGTTTCTTACCTCTTATAGTCTCTCTAACTTCTTTCGCTATAATTTCTTTTAATTCCTCTTTAGTTAATGTGATTTGTTCCATAGCTGCCTCCTTATTTTTATAGTTGTCACTTTCGAAACTTAAAATTTAAAAAAAATCATCAACTTTAACATTTAAATGGTCTGCTAATTTTTTAGCTTCTGAAGTTGTAAAATCTCTACCATTAATTCGATTTATCTTTATACTCAATAAACTTCTACTCATTCCAATCGCCTTAGCAACTTCTTTCTGGTTAGTGCCTTTAAGTGCAATCAAGCTTTTTATTTTTAAGTATGGTTTATCTGCTACGCTCGTTGTCATTTAACCCCCTCCTTTTTGTTTCGTTTGTGACAACTTAATTTAAGAATACATTATAAAAGTTTCGATGTCAACAACTTTTACAGAATTTTTTCCTTGCGTTTCGTTTTCGAAACTCTTATAATGAACTTATCTTATATAAGGAGGTCTTCATATGGGCATTGGTGAAGGTTTAAAGAATTTAAGAAAAAATAAAAATATGACTATGGAACAATTAGCGACTGACCTTAATAATAAATATCCTGACCTAATGAAACTGACGAAAGGTAAGATTTCAAAATGGGAAAATGAAAAGGAAGAACCTCGATTATCAACAGCCAAAGTTTTAGCTGAGTACTTCAACGTAAAGATTAATGATTTGTATAGTGAAGCAAGTACTACATATAAAGATGAAAACTCAATCACTTCCATATACGACAAACTCACACCTCCCCGTCAAAAACGTGTACTGGACTTTGCTAATGAACAATTAAATGAACAAAATAACAAAGTTTTACATATCAATTCGAACAACATCGTATCAGAAGAAGTTGCCGTTTATGGTTACGCTTCAGCTGGTACAGGCGAAACGTTAATTGACGGTGTAGAGTTCACGACGCAGTACAACGGACACATACCTAACCACGACTTTGCATTGCAAGTTAACGGTGATTCAATGGAACCTATGTTTGAAGATAAAGAGATTATCTTTATCGATAAAACAAAGCAAATCAACAGTGGTCAAATTGGTATATTTGTCATTGATGGTGAGGCTTATTTAAAAAAGGTGTTTATCAATGAAGAAGGTATACGTTTGGTATCTTTGAATTCAAAATATCCTGATCTATTCTTTGATAAGAATCACGATATTAAAGTAGCAGGAAAAGTTATTTTGTAGGAGGATTGTTTATGGAAAAGAAATTTGGGGTTGCTGCCATATTAGATGAATACACAATAATTATAAATGCCGGAAAATCAGATGATGTTAGTGAAGGAGATTCACTTTCTATACTCTCCGATAGCACTATTGAAATAAAAGATCCCTTCACCGATGAAGTATTGTATGAATTAAAAAGAATTAAAGCAAAATTAAAGATTGTTCGAGTATTCGAAAAAGTTTCATTTTGTAAGTCTAAAAACGAAAAAAAAATATTTTTAGCAATATTGGTTTTGATAGTAATAATCCTCAAAAGTTAAGAATCGATTCTAATTCTTTAATTAATTTCCCTACACAAGAGCCGATCAAAATTGGGGATTTAATTAAATTTGACTAAAACAAACTAATTATGATAGTATCTAAACATACGGAAGAGCCACCACTAATAGTTGGCTAAGAAAATAATATCACAGCGTGATACCCCTAGTATGTTTATATAGCATGCTAGGGGTTTTTCTTTGGGGGGTTGATAAATTGTTTGAATCTAAAACTTATTATGAATTAGTTAATATTTTAGAAAATGAAAAAAATATTAATGTCATCTCAGATGAATATTGTATTTCATTATTAAAAAATTATGGTTACTTTAACTTGATCAATAACTACAAACAAGATTTAAAAGACACTTTAAAAAATGAAAAAGTTTCTATAGATGACTTAGTTTATTTAAAAGAAATTGATAATGACTTTCAAAGTTTAGTTTTTAAAAATCTAATAAAAATAGAAACTACATTGAAATCACATTTATCTTATTTGATGTCTACAAAGTTCGGTGTAAATGAAAGTCAATACAAAAACCACTTAAATTATAAACACCACATTAGTGCTCAAAGGGTTTTTGAAAATATCGAAAATAAAAAACATATAAATTTTAATAAGCATCCAGCTAAACATTACAAAGATAAATACGGAGATATTCCTCCTTGGGTTTATTTAAAACATATTCCTCTAGGTGATACTCTAAATGTATTTAAAGAGTTAAAAACTGAAGATAAAATTAAAATAATTAATGAGTGGTCAGCCTTCAAGCAATTTGGTGATAAAGATAAAATTGATATTTTTATTGAGCTCGTCTATTTTTGTAAAGATTTTAGAGACACTATTGCTCATGGTGGTAGATTATTAAATTATAAAAGCCATAAACAAATAAAGTTTAATCTATTGAAAAAGATATTAAAACCCTCAGTTATCGACCGAAAATCATTCCCTAAATACTATGGAAGTTTCTTTCTATTGACAATAGTTATAATTATCTTATTGCCTTTACAGAAAGATAAAAACAAATTTCTACATGAATTTAGAAGTTTCTATGATCTATATTTACAAGAGACCGAAAACCATTTTATTGAAATGTTTCATATGGTATCAAATATACCTGAAGACTATGCCGTTCGACTTCAAAGTGCAATTAATTAATAAATTTATTCTTACTAGCAATAAGCTATTCATCGGGTACCTTACTGTACCCTTATTATTTTTTTTACTTTTTTTGAGGAGGGATAGAATGAAGACGCGATGTTACGACGGGAAAAAGTGGCAATATGAGTTTAAGCATGAGGGGAAACGGTACCGCAAGAAAGGATTCAGGACAAAAAGGGAAGCAAATTCAGCGGGTTTAGATAAATTAAACGAATTAAGACAAGGTTTCAACTTCGAAAATAATTTGACTTTTGAGGATTATTTTAAAAATTGGATTGAAACGTATAAGGAAAATATTGTTTCAGAAAATACATTTCGACATTATCGTTTCACATTAAAACACATACAACACCATAAAATCGGTAAAGTTGAAATATCTAAAATAAATAAACAAATGTATCAAAAATTCATTAATGACTTTTCAGAAAATCGCGCTAAAGAAACTATCAGGAAAACCAACGGGGCTATTAAATCAGCTTTAGAAGACGCGGTATATGATGGGTTAATAGCTAAAAATCCAACTTATAAAATAACATTCAAAGCTGGTAAAACAACAAAATCAGAAGAAGAAAAATATATATCTTTAGAAGAGTATAAAGCATTAAAAGAGTATTTAAAAGATAAGTCATCCAAATCTGCTCTAGCATTGTACATCATGATTTGTACTGGTTGTCGTGTTAGCGGTGTGCGATCAATGAAATTAGAGTATATAAATGAATTCAGAAGTGAGTTGTATATAGACGAACACAAAACAGACTCATCACCTCGATATGTTGCTGTTGGGAAAAATGACTTACGTCATATAATCAATGTTATTAAAAACTCTACGATTAGTTATGATGGTTATATATTTAAGGATGCTGGTAAGCTGATTAGTATCAACGCAATTAATAAAACTTTAAAAAAAGCATGTGAGAGTTTAGGGATTAAATATATTACCTCACACGCTTTACGTCATACACATTGTTCGTATTTATTAGCGAAAGACATTTCGATTTATTACATTTCAAAACGGTTAGGGCATAAAAACATATCTATCACTACATCAATATATTCTCATTTGCTAGAAGAAAAGTTCAGCGAAGAAGAACAAAAAACGAAGAATATTTTAGATGCAATGTAATTTTTAGGGACCCGTTAGGGACTTTCCCCCTTAAAATCACGGTTATATCAAGGGATATAAGTTCCTCTCGAGGGGGTTCATACCATTCAATAACACACTTTTTAAAATTAAGAATCCCATAACGGCGGGGTTCTTTTTGTTTTGCTAGTCAATAGCGCGCTAGATGACGAACATTTCAAGGACTTTCATTCATCTATTCCCGATTCAGTCGTCACTGTAACCTTTACGTTGTTGATAATGGTTACGGCGATCTAGCCTTAAAATTAACATTCACTCAACCGCACTAACATCAATACGGTCATGAGAATTAGTACTACAAAAGTCGCTCAAAAGCATTGTAAATTTATGTCCTTACTATGATAACACGATAAACCATTATCGTATAACTCGTTTACATTAATACGGATATTCCCTCTACTGGCAAGTTCATGAGCGATTTTCCTTACTGAGATACTCTAGCTAGGAAGCTTATTCTATTTGCCGGTGCGTACGCTTACAATGGTCTTTAAATACCGTTTTTTGTCTTTGCATCTGAAGGATTAACTTCAACACCCATTTCTTTAGCAACTTTTTAATTTTATTGATATCAAACAT